CGACAAGATAATCGACAGTCAATAGTGTTTCATCACCTGTCGGCATCCAAGCCGAAGTGTAAGTTGAAACTCGTGTGCGTGGAACAAAAGGTCTAGACATCTAAGCCCAACTCACATTCCCTGTGCCTGCGGTGATTGTTGTTATTTTGTTTGAGCCACTTGTCGTTGTTGAACCTGTGAGTCCTGCACCGATAGTGATTGTAAAAGCATCTGGGTAACGCAAAATGACTACACCGCTACCACCTGCACCGCCAGCCATTGATGAATTACCGCCAGCACCGCCACCGCCTGCGCCTTTGTTTGTTTCACCTGCGGTCGGATTCACGCTCGGTTTGCCACCACTACCGCCACCACCATTACCACCACTGCCAACCGTGCTGCCAGCACTTTGCACTCCTGAGCCTCCGCCGCCTGCGTAAAATACTGAACTGCCAGTTATTGATGTAGCAACACCGACGCCGCCCACGCCTGCGACTACTAATGCTGCGTTTGCATTGTAAACACCTGTGCCACCAACTGCCCCAGCACCGCCACCACCACCACCAGTGGTGACTGCAATATTTGCACCACCAGTTCCGCCAGCAAAACCTTGATTAGCCGTGCCTGCCGCACCAGCGTCTCCACGACCTGAACCACCACCACCTGAACCGCCACTCTGAGCATCACCACCAGACGCCAAATCGTAACCACTTCCACGACCACCACCAGTTGAAGTGATAGTTGAAAACACCGAGTTAGAACCGTTAGCACCACCACTCGTGCTACCTGCACCACCAGCACCAATCGTTACCGTGTAATTCGTGCTCGGTAAAAGCGTCAATGCTGATTCAAGACTGCCACCACCACCTGTTGCCGTGACTGTGCTACGCAGACCGCCTGCGCCGCCACCGCCGTCGATTGCTTGTGAACAACCGCCACCTGCCGCACCACCAGCAACAACAAGATAGTCAACAACAAGAATTTGTGGTGTTTCGTCACCTGTCGGCATCCAAGCCGAAATATATGTGCTAACCCGAGAACGGTTATCAAACCGCATAACCTAGACCGTAATTCGGTTCACATACCCGTGCAAACAAACAACATTCGCAGTCGCAGCAAACGCCCGAACAACCTTCGCCGAAGCATTACCTTGCAACACCAAACCTGGGATAACCAAAACCAAACCTGATTCAGCGGTAACAGTCAATTCGATATTGCCGTCAGGTGCAGTAGCCTCACCCCACTCAATCGTCAATTTCACCGAACTCGCAGACGAGTTCACCGCATACAACCAAATCTCATCAATCGTCGTAGCAGTAGTAGAAGCAGTATGAATCGCTGTGCCAGCCGTAGCAGTCGCAGCAACCTTGATAGCCAACCCTGTGCCTGTAGTGCCTGCTGGCTGTAACGCTAGTTTTGTGAATGTTGCCATTGTTTATCTCCTATGTTATCCGAAAATCTGTGATGCGATAATACCTTGATCGCTGTCCGCTGCTGCACCAGAACCACCAAGATTAGCAATCCAAGTATTTGTTGCCTGCTTAATGAGTGTAGCAACTTGATATTGTGCCATCACAAGTGATGTTGCTTGTGTTGAGATCGTTACACCTGCGCCAGCCGTCAAAGTTACTGCGCCTGCACCGAGTTGAATTATTTGAATACGGACACCGACATCGAAAGCAACAGATGAGTTTGGTGGCACAGTTAAAGTGCTTGCCGAAGCGTTGGTCATTGTCACCTGTTTGCCTGCGTCAGTTAAAACAAGTGTGTAAGAAGTGCCTGTTTGGGCATTTACATCATCTGACCAAACCGAAGACTGCAAAGTATTCATTTGTGCTGCGGTCAGCACCTGCGCTGCGGTGAAAGTCTGTCGTGCCATAGTCGCCTAGTGTATATCAGGCAAGAGCATTTGTGCTATCTAGCACACCGAAAATTGCGTCATTGAGCACTAATTGAAATACGATCTCGGCGTTAAACAAGCCGACAGTAACCCGATGCTCACCAGCCGTAATCAAATGCGTCAGCCGTTCCACCGCATAATAATCTGTGACCGAAAGAGGTGAACCAGTTGTATAGGTTCGGGTCACGGTAACAACATCTTGTAAATCTAAAGCATTGATAGTGTTGCGGTTTGTTGCCGACATAGCCGAAGTGATAAGCCCTATATCGTCAAACCGATACTGTGGGTTGGCGTATAAGCCGACTAGATAGTTTGCCAAAGTTAAGGCTTCAGCATTGGATTGAAGCAACAAATTAGGTAGCGCATAGGTGCTGATACCGAACTCTGCTTGTGACGCAGTATTGTCAGCGATTTGAACTGTGCCACCTTCAATCGTTGCCTGAATACGGTTATACAGGAACTCTTGACCATAAATGACTTGTAATGCTGTATAGGGAATGTTTGAGCCTGTGTCAGAAAATTGGGCTGCGACAACAGGAAATGCTGCGTCAAGACGATCAGTGAAAGTTAGATCACCGTTCGCAGCAATAAAGCAAGCACCCTGTTCGCTTGTGGCAATTTCTTGTAGATATGTTAAAGCGTTTGTGTTGGCGGTGATTGTGTATGCACCTAATGTTGCTAAACCTGTAGAGATGTTGCGTGTTGTTAATGGGTAGTCAATTTCGGGCAGGTTTAAAAGATAATTGACTCGTGCGCCCGACAATTCAACTGATGGCGTTGTGTCAGTTTGGATAACTGTGTTCGCTAACAACACGAAATCGTCTGCTGCCGTAATCGTTACGGTGCTGAGATTGTGATTATAAACAACATCTATATCGGTGATACGCCCTGTGAAAAGATAGTTTGCGCCCGAAGTGACCGTCACTTTTCGACGTGGCACAACACCCGAACGCCCAGCAGCCACATCATAATAAGGTGAATCAGTGTTGATCGGGTCAAACCTTCTGTCGTTATTCAACAAAGTAAGCGAGCATTGACCTGCGTTAAATTGTGCGAACTGGTCTTGTCTGCCACGAGTAATCGAAACCTCTTGACAGTATTCGGTAATGTCCACACCGACAAGGTTGCCGTCAAGCACAAACTCTGTATTATTTAAAACGCCTGCTTCTGCATCGTCAAGCACAAAGAAGTTCGTGATGAAACCAACCTCAGCAAGAACAGTTATCTGCTCGCCTGAAGCGAGAGTGGTAGCCATTTATGCCACCGTCAAAGGTAAAGCACCGTTCGTTCGCTCATAACGCTTCAAAGCATTAACGATCTGTGTGCCGATATCTTTACCGTCAGCACCCATACCAGCCGTGACTTGAATATTGTAAGTGCTACCCATCGAACCCATACGGTCAAGAGGAATAATTGCTTCTGCGCCTGCCTCACCAGCAATAATGCTTGTCGCTCGTGTAACAACACCTCCGTCAGCCATCAATGTTCCGATACCGCCACCCAACAATTCTTCAAGAGTAGGGATACGAATGACACCTAAATCTATGCCCGAGAAATCGCCACGCCCGATACGACCAATCTGTTCAAGTTCCGATGGTGTAGGCAACGCTGCGATAGGTGCAGCAATAGTATCAACAACATCTTTAACGGCATCAACCGCAGGCTTCAACACACTGACAACAGCAGGAATAACAACAGTAGAAGCAGCATTTGCAGCAGCGTCAGCAGTTTCACGATCAGTTTTAGAAACTCCTTTACCAGCCTCACGGCGTTCCTGTTCAGCGTCAGCCAAATCTCTCGTAGCGTCAGCCAAACGCTCATAAGCCGCAACCCGTGCGTCTATAGCGTCACGCTGATCTTTCTCAGCCGACAACAAATCATTTAACGCATCTTTATAAGCGTCACTACCTTCTTTAGCACCGTTCACAACCTCATCTAGTTTTTGTTGCGAAGCAGTCAAAGCATCAACGGATTCTTTCTGTGAATCGGTAGCGTCAGCGACAGATAGTTTTGCTTGAGCCAATTTGATTTCTGCTTCTCGAATCATTTGTGGCGTAGATTTCGGGTCTTTGCGAACTTCAGCCAATTCAAGTTCAGCCTCTTTGACAGCGAACACCGCTTGCTCTAAAGCATATTTGGCTCGCTCTGCTGCACGCTCAGCCTTTGAGCGTTCTTTTTCGGCATCTTTCGCTTCTTTAGATTCTTTGCCATAACCCTTAGTGATTAAGTTGAATCGTTTTTGTGCTTCTGTTAATGCGTTCGTTTTCTCTAACAGAGTCTTATTTGATTCATCTACAGCCTTGTTAGCGTCACGCAACGAACGCTGAGCCGAAGTCACGCCCTTTATTGCGTCAATATATTTTTTTAATTTGTCGGCAGCCGATTCGACAGCACCACCGCTAGTTGAAACTTCTTTGTAACCTTTACCTGTGTAGTCCACAAACTTTCCCATACTTAAAGCCATCTGCGTATAGCGATCTGCTTGCGTTTTAAGTTGGTTCTCAGGTGTAACGATCATTCGCACCGCATTGGCAGTATTCACTGCTTGACGCTCAAGATTTTTTAACTGTTGTTCGGTCATCTGTGATGATTGACCAACTTTGCCTAACTGAACTTCGCCTATCGTTCCTATCTTTTTTAGACCAGCACCAAAAAAATTAGCGACATCAATCATCTTGTTAATAACAGAAATGATCGAGTTTATATATCTGATGAACCCATTAGCAAAGAACTCGACTATATCGATCACGAAGTTGATGACGGCGTTCACGATTTTGCGGAATGTTTCAAAGTTTTTGTAGGCGTAAATCACTGCTGCTGCAACAGCAACAAAAGCGACAACGATGCCAGCGATAGTCAAAGCGATAGGCAACATCGCTGCTTGCGCTGCTACAGCAGAAGCACCGAACGCTTGCATAACGACCGTGCCGATACCCATAGCGATATTGAAAACAACAATGCCCGTAGCAAGAATGGCTATCGCAGCAGCCAAAGCCAACACCACTTTCTCGTTGTCAGCCATAAAACCGAACACCGCAGTAAGCACCGAAGTCGTTTTCTCAAGCACAGGCAACAACGCTGCACCCAAACTCTCTTGAAACTCAGCGACATTGTTCTTTAAGATTTTCATTTTGCCAGCAGCAGTCTCAGCAGCGTTAGCGGTAGCCCCACTAAAAGTATTCGATAGATCAGCAAAGATCGCTTCGGTGCTCGCCCCGTCTTTGATCAGGTCACGCAACGCAGGCGACAACTTTTGTAACGCTTTATAGTTGCCCGAATATGCTTTGGAAAGCGCATCTGCGGCGGACTGCAACGGCACACCTGACGCAGTAGCAATATCTTGCGCCAACGCCAAACCCTCTTGTGCTTGCGTCAAGTTCTTTGTGCCGATAACCAGCGAGGACAAAGCAGCACGAAGTTCTGTGTCAGCCGTGCCCGAAGCACGAGACATAGATTTGATCATCGCCTCAGTGGAAGCAACCGTGCCCGAAGTAGCACCAACGACCTTCTCTAAGGTTTGAGCGAGTTTCGCTTGCTCTAATTCGTCTGCTGCTGCTGCTTCGGCAGCCTTGAAACCTGCAAACGCTAAACCGCCAAGCGCAGCGACAGCAGGCAGAAACGCTTTCTTGAGAACGAACCCTGCTTGCTCTGTGCCTGTTTCAAGTTTCTTGAACTCTGCGATCGCTTTCGATATACCTTTTGAATCGAAATCGGTGAGAATATTTATGCCAACAGCCATTATTTACCTCGTATTGCTTTCGTTAATTCGGCGTGTGGTGTAGCCATCAACTTCTTTAACAACTTTCAGCACCGCTTCCTCAACCATAGCCTGATTGCTTTTAACTGCGCCGTAAAGAATACGAGAACGAGTAGTGCCACGCTTGCTTTTTGTTTTCAAATGCTTATCTAAATTATTTATGAATGTTGAGTTCTTTGATTCGTATGTGCCGATACCTGCCGAGTCATAAACTTGACCGCCACCGTCCATCTGTTGAATACGCAGAATCCCGTAGCCACCTTTGGCGGTCTTGCGGACAAAACCACCTGATTTTGCTTGAACAGTTTTGCTTGACGCTCGATACGCTGGCATCCGTTTTATACCTACACGCCCACCTGAACTATGCCAATTTTCTAGCGGAGGCGCAGTCGGAAACCGTGACCCAACTAAGTCAGCCAACGGTTTCGCAGCGTCAGCCAACTTGGTTTTGAACTCGTTAAACAGTTCTTTCTCATAGTTCTTTAGATAAAACAGTGTCTCGTTTATCCCGTAGAACTTGATTTCGCTTTGCATAGGCGCACATCATACTTTATTTGCGCCTGCGATTCGCTTGCTTTACAACCCAACGCTGATACGCCAACATCGTTTCTAACATCTCCTCACTCTCAGCAAGCAATAGAGATGGCGCAATATGATACTCGTGTGCTAGATGTGCGATCAGCCAGTGTGCTGAATCGTCACCGAACTTTATTCTTTTGGGGAATCACCCTCGTCTCGTGGCGTAACCTGAGCAACAGTCGCAATCCAATCAGGGTCAAACTTCAGTTTCGTTTTGCCTCTGTGTGTGAGAGCAGACCAAGCAAGCCAAGCAAGATCGGTTAGACGCATCTCAGTTTCAAGACGAACAACAGAGCGTTGCCAAGTTCTCTCGAACCCTACGAAGTCAGCGAACACCGCATCAACGGGCTCAATAGTGCCGTCAAGATATTCGACTTGTAAAGCAATTTTCATTACTGTCTCCTTCTATTTGATTTTGATTATGCAGTTGCCTTAGTGAGAACACCACCAGTGAACGATAGCGATGTCATCGCCAATTCACCAACGGCTGCTGCCACAGGTGTATGCGCTGCAAGGAATGTCCCAGTCAAGGTATAGGAAGGGTTAGTTGCGCTAACAGCAGACGAAGTTGGTTTGATCACAACAGTTGTCGTAGTTCCAACAAGTGGATAAATAGTTGCTTCAACATTTGCTGCTGCGAAGTCTTGCATAAACTCGATATCAAGCGAATTGTTTTGCAGACCACCAGCGAACTTGTGCCCTGTGCTGCCAAATGCTGTTGTCTCAACGCTGTCAATTTCATAGTTCAATGTGACGCTGTTGGCGTGGTCGCTGAGCGCAACCGAGTTCACTGTGATTGAAGCATCTGTCAAAACTAAAACTGCCATAACTATTTGTCGCTTTCTTTTGGTTCTTGTTTGGAAACTTTAACATTAACTTCAGCCAAATGTCCACCCTCAACAAGCGCAGCAACATTCAAACCTTCAAGATCATCGCTTGAAATGTTTGAGCCTTGTGCGCCGAGTGTGCAATTCTCGCTGATGATTTTATAGTTTGCCATCGTTTGTCCTATCCGTGAACTGTTACTTGAAACTGTATCTGTAAAAACTCTGCGTCAGCAGAACTTAAACTCGTAATGTTCGCACCTGACTGTAGCACCAAAGTTTGGCATACGCCACCAAGCGTTTTATCGCCTTCAATCGCAGCACGAACACTTTTCGCACCCGAATAAGAAAGATATCCGTCAAGCGTTGCGAAAGCGTTTCTATCCGTGTATCTGCCCACGATCACATACACACTCCAATCCATAACAACATTCCCACCTTGAAACGCTTTGTGATATTCGATGCGGTTAAGAACAGGAAAACCGACAGGCGGATTCAACTGCTCAGGCTGATAGGTGGAAGTCCTAAGCCCCGAAATTGTGGCGAGTCTTGTAGCCAGCCCTGTAGCGACCTGAGAAACTGTTGCTGCCATTAGGCGATACCGAAACGGCGATACTGTGAAAGCAAATCACGCACATCAGGATCAACAGCCCGAACCGTGATCGCCATATCAGCAAAACCGACAACACCTAGCGCAGCGTTTAAGCGTGCGAACTGTCGCATAGCGAGCAAAATACAGGCTTGGTTGATGTCGTCAGGTATCGAATCCCAACCCCAAAACGCTGTTACCTGAACCGTCTCAAAAGATGGTGTTGTCAATAAAGGAAAGGTTGCGCCACCAACCATACGAGCAGACTCATATGGGCGTGCAAAGATCGGCACATTTCGTGGCTGTAAAACATAATCAGTTCCCTGTGTCAGCGTTGTTGCATAAGTGCCATCGCCTGCCGAGTCAATCTTGATCGTGACAGAAGTATTTGCTACATCTCGCCCAAAGATTAAAAGGTATTCGTCATAAGAATACATCGGGATAGCGGTGCTGCTCGTCTTGTAAAAAAACCTGCCACAGTAGCCATCTATGCGCCGAGAAGCGGATTCAATAGCATTTTCGAGAAGTGTGTCATCGGTTGAATCGGTTATGCGTAAAGCCGATTTGATTTCCGCAAGAGTGCAATAACCGTTCGTGATTGCCATAGATCAAACTTTCTTTTTCTTGCCACGCTTTACCACAGCAGTTTCAACCTCAGGCTCAATCGAAGCAATCTCAACTTCTGACTGATACTTGTGATCGAAACCGAGTTCACGCAACGCAGCATCAACCGCTTCCACACGATCTTTTAATCCCCTGCGTTCGTAGCCTGCTCGCTCTGTAAGAAGTGCATCAATTTGTTTATTCATAATTGCCCCATAAATAGTTGAAGGTTGCTGATACCCCGAAGGATACCAGCAACCTTACAACAATTCAGTTTAATCAACTTAGAAAGTTGGTGTGACCAATCCTGTGCCGTTGATTTGTGCCCAAGCGTTCGGGTAACGATTTGCTGTAAATGCACTGTAACCGTAAACGATCATTGTGACATCAAGTTCAGCAGCCTTTGGTTGCTCGAAACGCAACATCATTGGCTCGCCTGCACCCTGTTCCCACAGGTGAAGTTCTTGCGAGTTGCCGATGTAGATGGTGTCTTGGTCTGTGCCAGCACCTTTGTTTGTTGCAACTGTTGCGTCTGTGTAAACAGGCAAGCCCAAAATGCTGTAACCCGAGTTGCCGTATTGAGCAGCACCTTGACCGTAAGCATATGCAGGCTGACCTGAACTTGATGGTGTTGGAACAGCAAGTGGTCGTGATTGACCATCTACTGCTGCCAAAATGAAACCAAGTCGGCGTGGGTGCATAATGATTACATTCGGTCCAGCAAAGAAGTTTGTCTGAACTTTGACGATGCCATCAACAATTTTTGGGTAGAGTTCCGCAACTGTTGGTGAAGCGTCTGTGTAGGTTACTGCTTGTCCTGCTGACGAGAACAATTCAGCAACAACAGCCGTGTTCAAAACTGTGTGGTATGAAGAAACAAGGTCAGCCATTACGAGGCTGTCAATGTTCGTTCCACGCTCAAGTGCTTGACGAGAAACATTTTGCTGACCAGCAAAAGTCTTGACGGTGAGGTCAAGTTTTGTGTCGTCCATATTTGTTTCTTGAACTGCTGCACCTTCAGTCTGTTCGGCAGTTGCCGAGCCTGTGGTTACTTTGCTGATGCTCAAAGTCAAACCTGCGTCTGGCAGTTGGTGCTTGCGAGCAAGGTCAGCGGTGACTCGACCTGCACGAGCGAACGGTGCTGCGAGATCGGTCAAGAATTGTGGAACAACCAAACCAGCGAAGTTTGCGCTGGTTACATCACGGCGTTCAATCTTTTCCTCGTTCATATGGCGAGCGAGACGATCTTTCGCAGCGAAATCGTTGTTGAATTGTGCTGCGTAAGCGTCACGAATGAACGATGTTTCTGCTTGTGGGCTGTATGTGCGAGCCTCAGACTTGACTACAGTTCCACCTACAGCGACATCAAACTTCTTTTCTTTGCGAAGTTCTGCTGCTTCTGCTGAACGCTTTTCAAGTTCTGTGTGCTTTTCGATTTGCTCATCAAGTGAGCGAACATCGGCAAGTGCCGAAGTGATATCGGCATCTTCCTCTGCTGTTAGTTCTCGTGCGTCTGCTTGTGCTGCCGAAACGATTGCTTCAGCCTTTGCAAGTGCAGCGTCACGCTTTTCGATAAGTGTTGCGCTAAATGACATTGTGACCTCCAATGGTCAATCGGTTTTAATTGTGCTGAGTGATAAAACCAGTGACCGAATTGGTCGGCTGTTTAACGGCTACGCAACTTCTCAACTGCGATCTGCGATGAACGCAAACGCAACTTCGAAGTCGGTGCGATAATAACAGGTGCGGAAGCGTTACGCAACTCTGCCACAGTCTGCTCATAAGCAGGGAAGGTAACAACGCTCACATCAAACAACTGAACTTCACGAAGTTCTCGAACGGTGCGATCATCAGACCAATTATCTTTAATGGTTCTGAAAGCAAAACTCATTTGATTAAGGTCGCCTCGTTTCATCGCTGAGATGATTCGTGCTGCGTCAGGGTTGCTTGGGTCAAGTTCTGCTTCGACACGCAAACCACGCTCATCTTCCTCTAATGCGAGTGTGCCTGACTTTGATCTTGCTAATGGCACTCCTTCGTGATCAATGAGAAGGCGAACATCTGCACCATCGTTGATCGTTTTGCTAAACGCACCACGCTTGACATATTCGATAAACGGCATTGGTTCTGAAGGTGAATCGAAAACTGCTGCGTATCCGACAAGTGTGTTGCCTTCGCCTTCGGCACGAACTTCAAGATTGCTGTATGCGATAGTTCGTTTCTCATCAATCGGTTTTGCAACCCAGTTAAATGTTTCGCTCATAGTTACCTCACATTAGTTTATGTTACTTGTCTTTGCCACTTTTTGAATACTTTGGGTGTTCAGGGTGAAGCAAATCGTTGTCCGTGATGTAAGCACTATTCGCTGGCGCACCTGTTCGGCACAAATACAAGAAAGCGTTTACTCGTGCCATCGCCCATTGACCTCTGCTAACTCCAGGTCTATGTGATGTTGAAAATGCACCTGCGCCACGCCGATAAACAGATTTGACCGCACCCATTGTTGTTCGTGTCCAAACAGGGCGGTTGCGTTCTTTCATCTTGTCATTGTGATCTGTAACTTTGTTTTGTAAAGCGGTTTCAGTTGCTTCGTTGATGACAATGCCACCTGTTTTATCTTTTGCTGAGCCTTTAGGGTTTGTATCGCTGCCTTTGATTTGGTCTTTCTTTGGTGCAGGCGCACGATTCTCAAAATCATCGAGTTGAGACACGATGCGTTCTGCGTATGCTTGCGCTCGTCTTGCGCTTGATTTACTTGAACCGCCACCCCACAGTAACATCGCTACAAGTCCAGCAGTTATTTCATCGCCTTGAACTGCGTCAAGATCAACGATGTGTCGTGCTATCCAAGGTGAGATTTTGCGCCATTTGTTCTCGCTTAACGCTTCGCCGTTCGCCATACGGCGAGCATCAGCGACAGTAGCAGGCACAAGACCATCGCCTGATTTGCCTTGCTCGTGTAACGCTAAACCACGCTTTGCAGATACACGCATAAAAGCAGGCGCAACAAGATTAACCGCCCTGTATTCATCGGTTTCCATTTCGCCTTCGTCATCTGGCTCATCTTCCATTTCGCCTTCATCTTCTGGCTCTACTTCTTCAGCCTGATAATACGCTTTGCCTTGATTCAAAATTAAAATCGCTGCATCAATAAATGCGACAAGTTCTTCGTTTCGTTTGTGTATTTTTCTTTCGTCTGCTGTAGCGATATTAAGAGCAGTCATCTGATCTATTGCTTCTTGATGTGTTGCGTGACAACCACCATCAATCGCTTCGATAGTGCCAACTTTTACAACAGCGTGACCTTCACAATTTGTTGCGTTCATAATTACTTCGTAAGGCATAACTAATCCAAGTCAGGTGTCAAAACTTGAATATCGTTTGTGCTAGAAGCAACAACCGCATAAAGTTTTTCATTTGTTGGAACAAACAATTCTTGTGATTCACCATTACCGATATGAAATCCTGTAGTTGTTGTGACGCTTGAACCACCAACATAGATTTTCGCACCACCAGCATTATGAATATAAATCGTTCTTGGTTTATCGTCTGCTGGAACAATAAGTGTTGCTGTGGTTGCGACTGTTACTTTTGCTGAGTGCATAACTGTTTTACTTTTCTGGTGGCATAGCGTCTGTGCCGACAACAGGTGTTGTTGAAGGCGCAACGAACTGATCGCCACCCTCGTATGGTTCACGGTTCTCTATCTCTCGTGCCTCGTTTGGTGTCATCGTGCCCGACAAGATTTGTATTTGTTGCGCCTTTACACGGGTCATCAGATCGGCTCGCAAAAACTCTTGAGCGTTGAATCGAACCTGTTGTGTTAATGGCAGCATTTCGCTGAACGCTGTTTCTAGTCTGCGAACCCAACCGAGCAGCGTGTATTGGTAGAACGAAGCACCGACCGCTTCAAGGTTTTGATAGGTCTGACTGTCGCCACCCGTGCCGATAATCAAGTGAAGGGGTATGCGATACACACGGGCGATATCTCGAACGATTGACTCTTTGTGTTCAAGCATTTGCATATCTGCTGCGCTCGTAGTTATCGGTCGCCACTTCAAACCGCCCTGCAACACTGCTGGTTTGCGATGCTTGTAATGTGCTTCCTCCCACGAGTCACGAATCTGTCGTGCCTGATCAGGTGTCAGTGCGCCATCTGTTTCAAGAACCGATGACGGTGTTGCGCCTTCACCATAGAACTGTGCGAGAAATCTGTCCATCGCTAAGCCCATACCGATTGTGTTTCGCATTGTTTCAATCGGTGAAACACCCTTAAGTTGGTTTGGCAGAATTAGCCAGTGGATTGCACGAATATCTTTTGAGTCGTATTGAACTTTCCCGAGATCATAAACCGTATCGGTATCGACAGTGGTGATTCTTTTGATTGCGTTCGGGTGAATATTGCGCATTTCTACAGGCAGACCGCTGTTGCCTCGTGGCGCATAAATGTATGCGTTGCCGTGCAAGGCGAGAGTGCACATTGTTTGGTGCACGAACTCGAACATATTTTGTCTATCGTTCGGTTGCTGTAGAACTGATGGTGTCGGTAATTTTTCTATGCGCCCTGCACGGGTGCGAGTTAATTCAAGAGGCATTGAAGCAATCGAATCGGCAAGGATTGTTACGGCTGCGAGAACTGCGCTATGAGCGAACGCTGTAAGTTCGGTAACGATTTCGCCTGTGTAGTTCGGATAATACGGGCGTGCAGTTACTTGGTATGGGTCAATAGAAGTCGGCAACGCTCGCTGTTCAGCCCTGCGAAACAAACTCATACTGCTAGACCTCCAGCAACAATCAAAAGAACGCCAGCAACAATAACAGAAACAGGAACACTAAACGCAGAGACACCCAACACGACAAGAACACCGCCAACAATTTCCATCGCTGTCGTCACATTTTGTTTGTTAATCATTTCCAAATATCCAATACCGCTGGCTCAATAACTGCTGTTGCTCTAGTTGTCGCACGATCTAACGCCATAACCATAGCAATACAGGCATCGATTTTGCGCCTACTCTTACCTTTCGATAAACGCCAACCTGTGTCAGTCATTCGTTGCGCTGCCGATAGCACCTGATCAGTAAAAGTGGGTGAGCCATCGTGAGCAACTTTTTTGTTCACGATCATTTCGTAGGCGTTACCGCAAGCAGGGATCATTCGCTGCGCTGATTGCCCGAACTCAACCATCGGTAGTCCGTCATCGCTTAATGCTTCTGCGCTTCGCATAAAATACGCTGGGTCAAAAGCGAACTCTTGAACTTGGAATGTTCGGTGAAGTTCCCGAAGGTAGGTTTCGACTTCAGCGACATCTACGCCTTCTAAAGATGGTTGCCAAATCTTTGAACGAACCACAGTTCTTTCGCCTTGAGGCTGAGCAACAACAACACCGATACTATCGTGCTTTAACGCCATATCTATTCCGACCCAAACAGGTAGATCAGGTTCAAGTTTTAGGTCAGAAACGCATTGTTCCCACGCCCCGACAGGCAGCCAAGACTCTTGAGAGCGCACCCACTGGTTCAAACGCCAGCGTCTCATACCCATTTCGCTTGTCTGTTTGACTGCTACAGCGAGATCATCGGGGTCTAAAAGTCCTTCAGCAAGGTTCGGATTAGCGACACGCCAAGCTTTTCTATCGTCTATCTGACAGTTTTCGGGTGCTTCCCACCACCAAAAACCGAACGAATCGTCATCAATTTCGCCCGAAGCGACCTGTTTTCCATACTGATATAGCCTGCCAGCGAGCGAATCTAGGTCATATCCAGCCGTAGTAATGCTAATTGTTAGCGGTTCTATTCGTGCGCCTGAGCCTAATGTCATTTGGTCATACAGATCGTGGTTGGATTGCCCCCACAATTCATCAAACAACACCAACGATGGATTCAATCCTGCTTGACCTTTGAAGTCTGACGAGAGAACACGAAACACCGAGCCGAAGCGTGGCATCTCGATAGCGTCACGATAAATCTTTGACTCAGCGTTCAACATCGGGCTGTTCACGATCTGTTGTTTTGCTTCGTTGAAAATGATTCGTGCCTGCTGTCTATCGTTCGCTACCGCATACACTTCTGAGCCTGCTTCGCCTGCGATCATTCCATAAACACCCACAGCCGAAAGCATTAAAGATTTGCCTTGTTTGCGTGGCAGCCCGATAAGCGCACGGCGATAACGCAACCTGCCTGTCTTATCGTCACGCTCATAGAGAGAACGAAGCAACCATTTCTGCCAAGTAGTGAACCGCAACTGCTCACCTGCTCGAAAACCTTTTAACACATTGAAATAGTTTTCAGCAAAGTTAATTATCTCGTCACCATCAGTTGCTTTGTTTTTGCGTTGCGTATAAAACGCTGGTCGCCACTTATCGGCTGGCTGAACGCTTTTCGGCAATACGCTTAGCGAGGTCGCTGAACTCGTGCTTTGTTGTTTCACCTGTTCCTAATAATCCTCTCTCAGACGGGCTGAATCCTATCTGCCCTAAAAGTGTAATGATTTGGCGATCTATTTCTCGAAGGGCACGGCGTTCACGCCACAGGCTTGCATTTTCAGAAACCATAATTCTTAAACGGGTGCGCTCTTGCGAAGCCTCACACAACATCAAAACTATTTCTGTATCCATATTTTGTTTCAACCACCCTGCACCCGAAGTCCAAACTTGTCGCCACAACATCAAACCAACCTCCCCCAAAGGTCTATGCGGTTCAGGAATATGGTTAGAGGCAATCGAAGTGATCTCAGCCATCGACACTACCTCAGGCAGTTTGCGCCCTGAAGGATTACCGATACGGCGTTTGCGTTCAACAGGTTTCCTGTTGTGTCCTCCGCTACCTTTGCCACCCATAAATGCTAAGCCTCGTATCTAATCGGATACAAAGTATGCCACAAAAACTATGCGGCAAGCGTCTCAATCTTGCGAACCTGCTTGATGTGCTTGCACTCAACTTTACGAAAAGTGTTATGTGGACACGAGCAAGACCAATGTGTCCACATCAAAGAAACCGAATAGAAACCGTCACCCGAACTAGAAGCAACTTCGAAAACTTGATCAGGCGTAACCTTAACAAACTTCTGTCTATCGATTGGGGCAATCCAATCAAAACCCAAAGCGTCAGCAACGCCTCGCTCTGTGCCGTCATCAATCTGCACCCTGCCATCAAACAAACCGAACTGCGACAACTTCAACCCCTGCGCCTTCGCCTTCTGACGCATAATCACATTCAACTCTTTACTGCCCGTGATATACCAAAGAAACGCACCCCACTGGCAAGGCGTAGCACACCAAATATCGACACCCAAAGACTGACCGCCGACATCAACTGTGCCGTGCGAAGCCTGCTCACCTAGACGCTCAAAACAAATATCGGGCAACACGATCTCTGAAAGCGACTTCGCCTGAACCACAATGTCAAGATCGCCAACTATCTGCGCTTGCCTACGAAACGAACCACCAACCTCAACAGTCAAACCGTGCGCCTCAAAATGGGCAATAAGATCAGAAGCGACAGGTGCAATCTCTGCCCAAGCCCTACGCAATTTCATTGTTGTATCGCCAATTCTTTGGCGTATTGGATTGCGTCACTCCGTGAACCACTAATAAAAAATCTTTCATTAGGTTCAAAACTTGTGTAACCATCAACAATCTTTGCGACCCACCAACACTTGTGGCTGTCATTCGTTATTGCCCAATCAGTGCCAATTACTTGATAAACACCTGCACTTAACTTTGTAGTTTTCATCTAGTCCTCCTCTTGGACTTTGTTAGAACTCCACGCAAGGGAACAGACGCAAATCTGAACCACTTTTTGTTGAACACTTGTAGCCTTCACCTGAAGCAACATACTCATCAACGGTCATCTGATTATCTTTTGCAAAATCAGCATTAAACCAAAGTTCAATCTGGTGCATCAACTCTTTTTTGTTCGAAGCATCAAAGACTTCGATTGTTTGATCGTTACCAATGATATTTTTTTGATGAACACAATCAACTGCGTGAAACTCGTGTGTTCCATTTGAATTATCAATCGCTTTAATTTTCATCTTGTCCTCCTCTTGAACTCGATAAGACCAGTATATCCCATAAACCTGCCCCTGCCTAGCATTTCTTTTGACCACCCCAACCCTCCCTAGATCGGGCTAGAATCAAGGCTATGAACTACGGGCAAAAAACTCGTTTTGCTGACAGTCTGCGAGCGGTGG